AAGCTCAATATCCTGGGAGGTGAAGAGACCACGGGCCGGCCAGTTCACAAAGCCGCCATCGCAGAGGCGGACAGTCCGACCTGCCAGCTCGATCTCGATAAGGCCGGCGAGGAGGATGACTTTGTCAGCCGCGCTCATTCGATCTCCACCACGTCAAAGCTGAGCCCGACGAAATTGGCCAGGGCCATCTCCCACTGGAGCTGGTCGCCCATGACGAAGCCCTCGATCATGGGCTGACCGAAATGGAGAACCGCATTGTCAGTCGGCGCCACACGAAGCATCGGCTCGATCGAGAGTGTCATCTGGCCGGAAGCATTGGCCAAGCTCTCGCCGGCCACCATGTGCATGTAATGCTGGCCCGCCACCTCGATCGAGAAGAACTGGCCTTCCCTGGCAATATAGTTCGGAGTGAACCCGTCGGCGATCAGGGTCCGCCCTGATTGGCCAGCCCCGTTGACCAACGGATTGCCAGGCGACCCAGGGTCAAAGCCCTGGAGCGGCCAGGGCATGCGGATGCCTTCCTGCTTGCCGCGGATCAACCGAGCAATCCAGATCCGGCCGGTAGAAGTATTGATCATCGGCGGCATGACTACTGACAGCGAGAACCTTGTGCCCATCCGCTCGACGCGCTGGACGGGTCCGCCCAGGGCCGGCGTGAGAAATCCGCCGAAGTCGATCAGGCCTGGAGTGGCGGAAGCCGGAGAGGGAGTGCTCGGAACGTCGATCATGATGCCCCCAACAGGTTGCGCCTCGAACGGCGGGACATGCGGGCTTCAGAACCTGTGACTCCGACGACCGCCGCCCGACCAGCCAATGGTGCTGCCACGTTAGCCGCTCGGTTGTCCACCACTGCGTCAAAATAGGGTGAGGGGACGATCATGACCTTTTGAGGCGCCAAGCCCGATCCATTCGGATGAACGTAGCCGCTGCGTCGAGGCGTGATGAACTCTGGACCGTTTTCTCCGACCAGGTAGCTCTTCCCTGGGACCACCGGCCCGCCACGAGCTCGGGCGCCGCCATACGGTGGGGTAGTCATGCCTGGGAGCTTGATCATCCCCATCTGACCCAGGGCGGACAAGACATTCAGGACCATATCGAGGAAGATCTGGATGCCGCTGAGGACGTCGCCCGACTTGAAGGCGTCGCGCATATCCGCGATCGAGCCGATCGTGCTGGCCGCCATCTCGCCGAATGCGTCGATGACGCGGGCAGTGGTCTCGTCCGTCTTCATCCCGAAGTCGACGATGACGTCCTTGAGGGGTGGTAATTCCACTTCGACGTCGCTGGGGAAGGACAGCGGCTCGTCGGTGATGCCGTTGTCCTTGGCCCACTGCTCGTTGAGGCGGCGCAAAGCCTCCGCGGTCTGGTCGGCGGTATAGCCGAGCTTCTTCATCTGCTCTGTGATAAGCTTCAGGTTCGCCTGGTAGGTGTTCCACCGTTCGGCCTCGGGGAACAGCTGCTTCATCAAGGACTGCACCGCCGATCGAGTACTCTCGAACGACTGCTTGACCGCGTCTGTGCCCTTCTTGGCCGGCTGGACCATGACCGCATCGAGGCGGGCGAACTGCGCCGCGATATCGTCCACCATGTCAGGGACGTAGGAACGGCGAGTCACCTTGTCCCACATGTCGAAGAAGGCCTGCCGAACCTGGAGGACTTCGTTCTCGACCCGCTTCAGATAGCCAGTCAAAGGCGCCAGGGCATTCTTTACCCCGTTGACCATGTTGGTCACAATCGGAGCGATCTTGTCCCAGTTCTTCCATGCCAGGTAGATGCCGCCAATGACGACTGCCGCGGCGAGGATGATAGGGTTGCCGAGGAGGCCCAACAAGGCTTTGCCGACGGCGCCAATCACGGGCAGGAGATATTTCAAGCCGCTGGTCAACACGGTGAAGGCGGTCGTGAGGCCAGTGACCAAAGGACCCATCTTGGCCACGGCCGAGACGACCGATCCAAGGACGATAAGGACAGGCCCCAGGGCGGCGGCGACCGCGGCAATACCCACGCCCCACTTGAGGACGGCGGGGTTCAGGGAGCCAAGCCAGTCGACGAACTCGCCAAGCTTCGTGACCAGGCCCGTAATCGAGCCCAGGAGCCCGCTGTCAGCGACTTTGATCGCCAAGGTCTCCAACGCCCCGCCGAGCTTCTCCATCTCGGCATTGAGGCCCTTCATGCGCTGTGCGGCCTGGGCGCTGGCGTCGGTGGCGGCGATCTTCGCCTGCATCTTCTCGATACCCGCCGCGCCCTGTTCCATCAAGCCGATCGCCGTGCGGATGGCGTCGGTGCCAAACAGCTCCTTGAAGATCGCCGTGCGGTCTTGCTCAGACATACCCTGGAACTTGTCCTGCAGCATCTGAGCCACTTCGGCCATCGACTTCATCTGGCCGTTGGCGTCGTAGAAGCTAAGGCCAAGATCCTTGAACGCGGCGGCCTGCTTCTTGGTCTGCGGTTCGAGCCGCATCAGGAAGGTCTTGAAGCTGGTGCCGGCGTCCGAACCACTGGCGAACTGGGAGGCGGTCGCGGCCAGGGCGGCGGTGAAGTCCTCGAACTCGACACCGGAAGATGCGGCGACGCCACCTGCCTGGGACATGCCCAGCTGGAAGTCGGCAAAGTTGAACTTAGACTGGTTGACCGCACCCGTGATATTATCAATGACGTTCGGGAGGTCCGCCGTGGACTTCTTGAACAAGGTCAGCGTGTCGGTGATGGCCGCCGCGGCAGGATCGAGCTCGGACCCAGCAGCCTCGGCCAAGGCGACCGCGGCCCTGGCGGCACCGTTTAGGATCTGCTCAGAGTTGAGGCCGGCCTTGGCCAGCATGTCGATTGCATCGGCTGCCTCGCTGGCGCTCTTCGTCGTCTCTTTGCCGATACTGAGGGCGAGCTCACGCAGGTTGTTGAAGGTCTCGCCCGTGGCCTGGGTCGAGATAGCCACCGAGTTCATGGCGGTCTCGAAGTTGGCCGCGGTCTTTATCCCGATCGCGCCGATGCCCAGCAGAGGGGCGGTGATGGCGAGCGACATGGACTTACCCATGTCGGTCATTCCATCGCCGACCTTCTGGAAGTTCTTCTGCATTCTGACGAGGTCTTTTTCAGACTCCGTCATGCCCTTCTTGAATGCGACTGTATCGAAGCCCAGGATGAACTTCATGAACCCGAGGACTGTACCGGCCATCTAGTCGTCCCTCTCGATCCGTTTCACCCTGACATTCAGGCCTTGGCGTTCGAACTTCGCCATCGCCGTCGCCACCCCTGTTCCCGAGACCTTCTTCATCGGCTTGAGGTAGTGCTCTAGGTCCTTAAGCCTTTTCTGTCTGCTCATCCACTCCGTCTTGTGGGCCAGCGCGATGATGTGCTCATTCTGGGCTTTGCCCCGACCCCTCATAATGGCATAGAAGGATCGGGGAGACTGACGCCAGAATTGCTCTGGGTCTAAGTCCGCTTCCGCCCAGACTTGGAGGAGCGCGTCCCAGTCCCAGGGGACGTCGGCTTCGCTGCCTTCGTCCCCTGAGGAGGGTTTTCTCCACCTGCCCTCTGGGCGGCCATGTTAGCCATGGCTTCGCCCATCGCTTCGGAAATGGCCTCGCCATCCGTGAGGAGTAATTCGCCCGCGTCGTCGACGGTGATGTCCTCGTGGTGGTGTCGCAGCGCCCCGTAGAGCATTCCTCGGGCGGTCTTAAGACGGGGAGAGCCGTTCTTGCCGGACATCTCCGCCATCATCTCCCGAGTGCCCTTGCCGGCTGCCTCTTCGGCTTCACACAATGCGTTGAAGTCGAACCTGAGGGTAAGCTCCCGCCCATCGCTGAGCGGGAGCCTGGCCTCGCCAAAAACGCGGTTAGCCATTAGGCCGGCGCGCCTTCAGTGGTTGCGCCCGTGATCTTGAGCGTAACCGTGGCTTCCATGGGATCGTCCGGCGTAACCTCGCCGCGGTCGTAGCCAACCACGATGGCTTGGCCTTCGATCTCCCAAGCAGCAACGCCGCGTTCCGGGATGACCGCCTTGAAGTTGCGCGTGCTGCCATCAGTCAGCGCATCGGCGAGAAGCTGGTCCGTGTCCGAACCTGCGCGGAAGTTGAGAGTGACCTCGAACTCGCCGCCTTCGATCATGCCTGGGGCATATTCACGCCGGCGGTTCGGCGACTTGAGGTGAGTGATCTCAACCTGTTCGACTTCATCCTGCGGGAGGGTGAAGCTCTTGACCTGCTTGAGCTCGGTCAGGACAGGGGTTGCGGCGTCGTTGTCGAGCCAAAACTCGCCACCCCAACCGGTGCCTGCTAGTTGATCGTCTGCCATTTCTCGTTACTCCTCAGCGGTGCCATGCCTGAATGTTATATCCACGACCGCTCGATGGATAAACCCTGTTTGTGTCTGCGCTCCCATATCCCTGGGGCCGACATAAGAAGCCCGCCAGAAAACGTCTTCTCCGACGGTAGCCACGGGGATCAGCGCGTCGATGCACGCTTGGGCTAAGGCGTGGGCCTGGGAAGTGCTCCGGTTGGAGAGGCAGTCGACCTGGACTGTCGTCTCCTGCATGTCGTTCGGACCCTTCAGGTGCTCGGTCCGAGGAGCGCTGATGACTTGGAGGACCACCGCCGGCAGGGGATCAGCCTGGGGCCGCACCACCCAGTAGATCCTGTTAGCCACCAGGTCCGTGACCGCGGCGGCGTCTTCGAGTCGGGTGATGATCGCGGGTTGCAGCATTACTTCGCCTTCATCGCTCGTTTCGCCGCCTTGGCAGCGACCGCGGTGACCTCGGGCTTAAGGGCGGCGGCAAAGGCATTTATCGCAGCGTTCGCTACCGCGTCCACCGCAGGTCGGAAGAATGGCTCGGCGGGGTAGTCGCGGCCGGTGAGACCGAACTCCTTAGGCACGGCCGCCACGTCGTCGGCGATGACATGGATGCGGGCCTGTGTCCCTTTCGCCCTTTCCTTCCCAACCTTGATGCTCTCCCGAAGCGACCCAGGTGTTTGGTTGCCGGCCCGATCGGAGACTTTGGCTCGGGCTTTGACCGCCTCGGCTATGATACCAGCGGGGACCTCAAGAGCTCGCCGCCCAGTGTTCCGCT